GAAAACGGCTCCCGAAACACGGCGTATGCCTTAGACATGCCGGAACACCCCGCGCACCCGGCCCCGGATCAGCGGCGAATCCAGCGGCTCCAGCACCGTGTGCGATGCCTCCTCGACGTGCAGGACGTGCCCCTGTCCATCGGCAAGGCCGACATGCCCGAAGCGGCGACCGGAATGCAGCCCCATGACGATCACGTCGAGCGGCGCAGGGGCATCGACACGCCCAAAGCACGCCTCTCCATGCGCCATGCGGCGCGCGATCCGCAACCGCTCGTGGACAGACACGTCGGCATGGCGCGGCAGGTCGACGCCCAGAACCTCGCGATAAGCCGCCACGACGAGGCCCCAGCAATGCCAGCCCGTGAAGTCGTAGCCAGGGGCGAATGGCACCCCGACCGCCCGCTGCACGAACGCGTCGAGCGTCATGCGAAAAGCCCCGGGAAACGGTCGCTGGTCGCCCTGAGGCTCGGCCATGGCTCCGTTGCGATATCAACCAGCGAAATGCGCGCCTTCAATTCGGCCACGTCGGCGCTGACATCGTTCAGCTCGAATTGCCGAAACGCGTAAACCTCCGGCGGCGATCCGGGCGCGAGCGGCACGCGCGGCTCCACCGACAGGTCGAAATCCGCGCTGGAATGCGCCACCGCCGTGATCGTGGCGCGCGTGCCGGCGGTGTCATTTTCCAGCGCGGCGGAAACCTGCCGGCTGATGTTCTCCATCACGATCTCGGCAGAGGGCGGCGCGTCGCTGTCGGTTACCGGGCTGGCCTGGAAAGGTGCCGCTGCGTAGGTCTTGCCGTCGATCTCGTACTCGAAAATGTCCGACACGACGCGCACCGTGCCCACGATGTTCGGGTGGTCGATCTCGACAAACCAGACATGCGCGTGCGGGCTGTCCGGGCGGTCGTTGTCCTCTGCAATGCTGGGGGCAAGGGCGCGTGTCACAGCGGATACCCGATGATGCTGAGCGTGCCGGCCGGTTGCGATTCCGGGATGTCGCCTGCCGCGAGGGTTTCCTGCGCCAGCGTGATCGCCGTCGTCGTCGCGCGGCGCACGAGATAGGTGCCTGTAACCGAGGGCATGTCCGCGGCGGTGCGCAGTTGCTCGCCGATGCCGTAGATGTCGTTCGCGTAATCGGCGACGAAGGCCGGCAGGATGGAGTAGCCCTCTCGGGCGTAGGGGCCAAACCACGGCGACACCGGCAGCATCATCATCTCGACGTTGACGATCGCGAGGCCAGATGTCTCGAAGCGCCGCGAATAGGGTTTCAGGATCCGCCACAAGCGCAGCGTGCCGCTGCGCGGTTCCCGCCAGGCAAAGCGCCCGCCGCGCGCAGCGGCGTGGAACGAGTCGAACGCCTCGATCTCGGCGCCTTGCAGCACGAACTCTGCGCGCGTCAGCATCGGCACGCCGGTCGTCAGCGGGCGGGACACCGGCTCGCCGGCCTGTGGCGCGAACGTCGTGCGCGTTTCCGCAGGCGACAGGGAAAACGGCAACCGCGGATTCTGGGGGATGTTGGCGGGCCAGTGGATCATCGCACCACCGGCTGCGGTGTCAGGCCAAAGCGGCCACCGAGCCCCTGATCCATGTCGCCGACCCCGGCCGAGCGGTTGACCTCGGCGATGAACACCTCGCGCCCATCGGGGCCGCGTTCCCGTCGTTGCTCCACCTCGACGCCTGGCGCGTTGTTGTTGACCACGAATTGCACGTTCATGCTGCGCCCAGAGGCTGCGCCGCGCGTCAGGTCGGTCACCACCTCCTGCGGGTGCATCATCGCGAGGAAGCCGCCCTTGCCGTCCAGCCCGCCGGTGCGCGCGTCCCAGCCGGTGAAGCCGCCGCCGTCGAAGGACTTGACCGGCGCGCCGCCGCCGCCGATCCCGCCGAAGACCGACCCGAGGAGGTTGCTCAGAAACCCGCCGCCGCCGCCGCCAGACATCGGCGACAGCACGTCCATGATCGCCTCGCGCACGCCGGAGCTGATGATGTCGACCGCCAGCTGCTGGAATATGCGCGCCATCTGGTCGCCGAAGTCCTCGCCCATCACGATGGCGCGCGCCAGTGCCTCGGACGTGCTGTCCACCGCGTTGATCAGGTGCGGATATTCAGCTTGCAGCATTTGCTCGTTGAGCTGAGCCATCGCCCGCTGGTAGGTGTCGGTGTCCAGGGCCCCGGCCCGGTGCAGGCGGTTCAGCTGCGCCTGCTCTTCGTTCAGGCGCTCCAGCTCCGTCCGGGTGCGGCGGTAGATATCGGCCGCCGCGCGCTCCGCATCGCTTAGCCCGCCACCGCCGCCGCCGCCGCCCGTTTCGCCGCCGCCATATGACGCGGCCAGCCGGTCGCGCAATTCCTGCTGGCGTTCGTAGCTGGCGTTGAGGGCATCGATCTGCTGCTGCAGCGCCACAACCTCGTCGAAATTGATCCGGCCGCCGGACCCAGCGGCGGCGAGCATTTGCTCCAGTTGTCGCTGGCGTTCGGCGACGGCCGCCGGTACGCCACCCTCGATCTGCAACTCCAGGACGCGGTTCTGATCCTCCATCGCGGCGATCTGCTGCGACACCCCGGCGGCGACGCGCGCCGCGGCGCCCGGCGCCGCCATGAGGTTGGCCAGCATCTGCGAAGAGAAGACCGAGCCGCTTTGCAGCGCGGAGGCGAGGCGGTCGGCGGCGTCGGACGTGGCTGAGGTCGACGAGGTCAGGCGCTCGGACAGGTCGTTGGCGGTGACGAGTTCGCCGTTCAGAATCACGAAACCGCCTTCGGCATTCTCGATCGCCAACTCGTAAAGCTCGATCATCCGGGTCAATTCCTGGACGCCCTCGCCGTCCTCCAGCACCCTGTCGGTCGCCTCGCGGCGGGCCACGTTCAGCATTTCCTCGCGGCGGCGCAGAAGCTCTGCCAGTTGCTGCTCCGCGCGCTCAACGATCTGAAGGTTTTGCCCGAAAGGATCGAACTGCCCGGTCGAGTCAACCAGTGGCCCGGTCGGCATGGCGCCACGAAAGGTTTCCACGACGCCCTGCGCCCTTTCAATCCGCTCGCTCAGGCGCTGGAATTCTTCGGAATTGATCACCTGTTGCCGCAGCTCGGCGCGCATGCCGCGCACGTTTTCCCATCGCGCTTCGGCCTCGGCCAGCGTGACACGCGCCGCCTCCAGCGTCATCTGGTTCTGGCCGGGGCGCAGCGCCAGGAGCTGGTTGATCTGGCCGATCTCGTCGCCGATCGCCAGCGTGTTGTTGTCGATCGCTCTCTCCAGCACCGACCGGCGATCCGCGATCTCGGTCAGCCCGTCGGCCACCATCGTCAGGATCGGCGCCAGCCGGGCGGCCATGCGGTTGCCCATGCCCTCCATGACCAGCCCGATCCGCGAGATGGCGTCGTTCGCCTCCTCGATCCGCTCGGCCTCCACGTCAGAGACGAGGACGCCGAAGCGTTCCAGTTCGGCGTTAGCCTGGTCGAGGCTGGCATTCGACAAGCGCGAGAACGCCGTCAAGCTGTCGTCGCCGAAAAGCTGGCTCATCAGAGAGGCGCGTTCTGCCTCCGTGGCATAGGTGGCCAGCGCGTTGTTGATCACCCGCAGCCGGTCGTCGAGCGGCAGCGCCATCAGATCGGTGACGTCGAGGTGGAGCCGCTCGATCGCGTCCGCCGCCGGCCCGCCGCCATCCGTCGCGAACATCGACAGGCGCCGCGTCAGGCTCCGCGCACCCGACGTGGCCTCCGACATCGACGCCCCGGCAAGCTGCGCCGCGCGTTGGAGGATCTGGACCGATTCCACTGACGTGTCGAAAGACTCGGCCAGTTTCGATTGCGCGTCGAGTTGTTCCAGCGACCGCCGCGTCAGCAGCGCCATGCCCGCCGCGCCCGCGGCGGCAGCGCCAGCCACGGTCACCGCCATCGCACGCCCGAAGGCCCGAAGCCGCGGCGCGCTGCGCTGCAGGCCCTGCCGGAACTCGCGGTCCTCGAGGCCGAGGACGACCCTGAGCTTGCCGATATTCTTGTTGAGCATGCCTGCCGACTAGCCTTTTTTTCCGAGGGCGCCCGCGTAGTAGGCGGCCATTCCCTTGAAGATGTTGAACATTTCGTCTCGGGTCTGCGGCTTCCGGGCCTCGCCGGAAACGAACGTCTTGAAATCCGGCAGCCTGCGGGACTTGGACAGCGCGGCGGTGTACCAGGCCTGCGCCCGCATCGACTGCGCCTCGCGCGACAGCCGCGCCCGGACACCGGCCATCTGGGCGCGGTAGCTGCGCAGGGTCTGCGACCAGAACTCGGCCGGGGGCAGCCCGGCCGAGACCCAGTCCTCCAGAAGGCCGCTCAGGCCGCCGCCCCGCCGGGCGGCAGCGGAGGGTTTTCGCCGTCCTCCGCCTCCCCTTCGTCTTCCCCGGTCCGCCGCATATAGCCGGCCGCTTCGAGAATCTCGAAAACGAGGCCGTCGAGGCGATCGAGGCCGATCTCGTCGATCAGCGCGCCGGCATCGCGCGGCGTGGCGTCGGGGCGCTGGTGCAGCATCGCGCCCCAGACCAGCGCCCGGGTCGCCGTCCCGTCGAGCCCGGCCTTGCCGGCGCAGGACGCGATGCGGCTCAGAAGATCGTGGAACGGCTGGGCCAGCAGCGCCTCGATGTCGGCGATGGCATTCATCGTCAGGCGCAGGCGCAACACGCCGTCACCGAGCGTCAGCAGCACTTCACCCTTCGGGTTGTCTTGCGCGGCCATGGATCAGATCGCCGCCGCGCCGGTCGGGATGGTCATGACGCGCATCGTCACCTCGCGCGACAGGGTCTCGCCCAGCTGCACCCGGGGGCCGATGCTCTTGATCCAGGCCTCGAAGGTCCAACTGAAGCCGACCCCGTCCGAGGTCGGGAAGGTGATGCGGTGCTGGCGGACCGCGCGACTGCCGCGCAGCGCCTCGATCATCACGTCCTCGTCCGATCCCGGGTCCCAATGGAACATGAAGCTGGCATCGCCGGGGTCGATCTGCGCCGGCAGGAACTTCTTGAGGTGCCCGGGCGCGTTGAAGTGCGACGCGTCGGCCTCCTGCGAGGTCGGGTTCGGCGGGGTGGCGCCGGTCAGGATCCCGGCAGCCTGGAACGTGCCGGGATCCAGCCCGTCGTGAATTTCCCACGTCAGATCGAGCGCGACGGTTTCCTTGCCTGCGGCCATGGTAGTCTCCTTGCTTTGTGCCGGTCTTCCGGCGGTCGGGTCAGATGGTGACGGTGGGGTCGGCCAGCGGGCCGGCGACCGTCACCTCGAATGTCACGCGGCGGATGCCGAAGCGGGCCTCGCCGGAATCGGTGTGCGTCTCGGAGCCGCGCGGCTCCGTGTTGATCGCCACACCGCCGAGGCGGCGGTCGGACATGATCGCGAGGTGCGCGGCGAGGTGCATGTCGTCGACATGATCGAGCGCGGCGTCGGCATTGCCGAAGCTCTGAAGCGTCACGTCCACGAGGATCGCGGCGCGGGTCGTCGAATGGCCCGACAGATCCACCTTCTCGCTGCGGCAGAAAACGTAGATCGCGGGCAGGGTGCTTTCGGGTGCGTAGCCTGCCGCGGGGGGGTGCGTCAGGACGGTCACCGGTGTCATGATACCCGCGACCGGAATCGATATCGCGGCATCGGTCAGCGACGCGGTGACGCGGCGGCGCACCGCCTTCAGGTAGTGCATCGCTTCAGGCATGGACGTCGATCTTTTCGAGGCCAAGCTCGACCAGCGCGTCGCTGGCCGGGCTGCCCGAGGGCATCCAGCCCGTGACCTTGTATCGCCGGGCGTCCGGTAGCTCGAGGGTGCCGCCCGGCACGATGTCCTCGACCTCGTCGCGGCGCGCCGTCAGGGTCGGCAGCACGGTCTGGTACTCCATCCCGTCGGCGCCCTGCACCATGCGCGGACCCTCGCGGAACGCGGCCTCGATCTCGCGCGGCAGACCGCCCTCCGGCGTGACCGTGACCGGCGCGCCCAGGACGCCGGTCACGATGGTGCCAATGCCGTTGAAAAGGCTGGTCACCGCGCCGCGCCGTCAAGGCGGACCACGCCGGTCGTGGACGGATTGGCCGCGGCCTGCACTGCGGCGCCGACCAGCTTGTTGCCCGTGGCGGCCGTCGTCAGGTGCTTGTTGGTGTCGTCCCAGTAGACCTTGGCGCCGACCGTCCAGGCTTGCGCTTCCAGCTTCGGCAGCGTGTAGACGCCGCTGAAATGGATCTCGACTGGCGCACCGGAAAGGGCGTCGTGCCCCGCGATACCAAAGAGGCTGCCGACGAGGACGCCGGCGCCGGATGCGACATCGGCGGGGGCGGCAACGGAAATCGAGCTTCCGGGTTGGTGATAGTTCTTCATGTCTTGGATCCTTCGTGTTGCGGCGCCGCGGGCCGCGGCCCGGTTGCGCCTTTCGAAACGACCGGGGGCGGCCCATCGGCCGCCCCCTGGTCAGGTCAGGTTGTCGTCAGGCGATCACGCGCCCGGGTTCTTGTACCCGCCGCGATAATCGACGGCGCCGAGGCCGAAATCGTGCTCCACCGTCATCGAGAAGCCCTGCCGCCCGAACGGTTCCTCGCGGCGCAGGCGCGGCGCCTCCGCCCCGTCGAGGTAACCGTAGACCCAGCAGGCCGCGCCGGCCCGCTCGGACCCGACCAGCAGGTGCCAGGCATTGCCGGTGATCTCGGCCGTGGTCACGACCTGCAGCCGGCCCGAGAAGATGTTGACGTCCGACATCTTCGCCGCCTGGATCTCGGACACCAGCTGCTCCGCCTCGGTCTCCTTGTCCGGCCCCACCAGCAGGATCGAGGGCGCCCAGTTGAGTTTCTGCCCGTCGAGGCTTTTCTGCTTGCGGATCGCCGCCCGCCCCGCGGACACGGCCGCCACGGTGATCGCGGTGCCGCTGCCGGCAAGGTTGTTGTGCGAGGAGTGGAAGACCGGGTTGCCATCCGACAGCGCCGCGCTGAACGCGAAGGCGTAGAAGGTCGATTCCTCGAACTGCGCGATGGAATCGCCGTAGCCGGCCAGCACCTCCTCGATTGCGCCGAGGTCATCGTTGATCATCATCTGGCGGCTGATGGTCAGCCCGATGCCGTAGGGCGTCAGCACCGCCGTTTCCTTGTTCTCCCCGAAGGTGCCGAACTTGATCTCGCCCGTCTCGTTGATTGCCTGCAGGCTCGGGAAATCGCCGGCACGAACGAGGTTCGTGGGCCGGAAGTCGGAGAAGTTGCGCTGCCGCGCGATGCGCCGGTAGGTCGGCTCGGCCACCTGGTAGCGTTCCAGCAGCAGCTTGTTGAGCGCGTTCTCGAAGATCGCCGGGAAATCAGAGGTCGAATGCGAGGCCATCGTGAAAGCCTCGATCCGGTCGCCCGCGCTGCGCAGCGGGCCGCGGTAGCCCGCGCAATCGGCAGCCATCTGCGCCAGCGACTGGCCCATGTAGGGCCGGGCGCGGTCGGTCGGGTCGCCACGGCCGACCTGGGCGACGATCGCCTCGGTCATGGCCTGGCGGCGGGTGGTGCGCTCGTCGCGCGTGATGCGGGCACGGGGGCCGGTCATGGTCTGTGTCTCCTGTTGCTTGCGGGCGCGCAGGTCCCGGGTGATGGCGTCCATGCTCATGCCGCGCTGGACGTAATCGAGCACGTCGTCGGCGGTGCCGCCGCTCAGATCCACAAGCGCGCGCACGTCGGCAATCGCGGGCGGGCCGCTGGCGACGGACTGCATCGGCGGCGTGTCTTCCTCGTCCTCGCCATCCTCGGCGGTGACGGTGGCGGCCTCTTCCTCTACCTCGCCGGTGGCGGGGGTCGAGGCATCGGACAGCGTCGTGCTCTCCTCATCGGCGGTGGTGATCGTGTCTTCCTCTTCGGGGGTGGTGGTATCGTCTGCCATCTTGGATCCTTTCCGGGGTTGCGCGGGATGGCCCGCCATCATGGCCATCACGGCCGTCTTGCTGCGCCGCTTGCCCGGGTGGCGCTGCAACAGCGCCTCCGGGGCGTGGGCGTAGATCGAATAGTCGAAGTCCGCGGCCTCGGCGGCGGCGGCGGTTTCATCTGTCGCATCGGCGAAACCGGCCTCGATCGCGCCCGGCCCGTCATAGTAGGTCTCGGCGCGCATGATCTCGCGCGCCGCGTCACGGCTCATCCCGGCGCGGGACGCGTAGACATCCGCATAGGCATTCGCCGCCACCCGAAGCGCCCTGGCCGAGGTGAGGTGATCTTCCTCGGTGCCGCGCCCGCTGGTGATGAAATGCGCCGGGTCGTGGATCATCATCAGCGACCCGGCAGGCATCGTGATCGTGTCGCCCGCCATCGCGATCAGGCTGGCTGCGCTCATCGCCACGCCGTCGATCACCACCTCGACCGGGCCGGGGTAATTGCGCAGCAGCGTGTAGATCGTCTGGCCATCCATCGCGATTCCGCCGCCCGAATTGATCCGCACCGTCAACGGCCCGCCATCCATCCCCGCAAGGCGCTCGCGCACCTGCGCCGGCGTGACGTGATCCTCTTCCCAGAAGGTGGCGCCGATGGTGCCGTAAATCACCATTTCATTCATCGTCTGTCTCCTCGATAAGGGGCCTTGATCCTTCCGGCCGCGCCTGCGTGACACCCGATCCGCTGGTGACGCGCGGGTCGGTGTCGAAGACGAGGCCGGCCGCGTCGGCCGACGCGCGATCCTCGATCTGTTCTTCAAGGAGCCGATCCGGGTCCTGGCCGAGTTCGCGCACGACGCCCTGCCGGCTTGCGAACCCGGCGCGCACCTTGTCGGTCAGCGCCGGGATCTCGCGCGCCGGGTCGACGAGGAAGCGATGCGGCGGCGTCCATTTCACGCCGAGCGCGGCGATCTCGGCGGCGCGCACCGGGTCCGCGAAGCCCCAGGCCAAGCGGAACCAGTCGCCGATCCGGTCCATCATCAGCGGCACGAGGATCTCGCGCTGCCAGGAACTGACAGCGCGGTCCATTTCAGCCCGGCCCATCCGCGCCGAACTGAAATTCACCTGCCCCAGGTCGCCGGACAGCGCCTCGTAGGTGACGCCGAGGCCCGACGCGATCGAGCGCAGCACGCTGCGCATGAACTCGTCGAAGCCCGCGGCTTCCGGCGGATTGGCCAGCACCACTTCGTCGTTCTGGCCGATTTTCTGGATCAGGCCGGGCGACAGCGTCTCGCCGGGGCCGGCGCCGGGGTTGGTATCGTCGCTGCGCCAGAAGGCCGTAAAACACGCGGCCACTTTCTGGCGCATGATCTGTGCGTCCTGGTAGTCGGCCAGGTCCTGCATCGCCATCATTACCGGCGCGAACCAGGTGACGCCACGCATCTGGCCGGGCCGATCCTGCCGGTAGAGGTGGATGACCGATCCCGCCGGGTAACGGCGCGAGGTAAGCCGCATGCCACCCGCCCTCGGGTTTTCGGTGCCCGGGTGCTGGTCGTGGATCCAGTAAGCCACGCGGCGGCCGTCGGGGTCGTACTCGATACCGTCGAACACGGTGTTCCCGGGCACCTCTCGGCTTGGCCCGTAAACCGTGTCGTCGAGGTACTCGCTTTCGAGAACGCGCAGTTTCAGCGGGATCTCGGACCGGCGACGCGAGTCGAAGATCGGAACGATCAGCGCCTCGCCGCCTTCGACCATTGCCCGCGTCGCCAGCTGCTGCAAGCCGTAAAGGTTCTGGCGCCCCTCGAAGTCGATTGCCGTGGTGCCGAGGTGCCGCTCGATCCAATCCCGGCCCTCGGCGCGCAGGTCATCGCTGCCGCCGGTCAGCTTGGGCAGGATGCCGTCGCCGACCACGTTGTTGACGATCACATCCTGCGCCCGGCGCGCCCAGGGGTTATTGCGGATCAGGTCGTGCGCGCGCGCGCCCATGACACCGCGGCGCGCGGCGGCAGCATCGGCATCGGCCCGGCTGTCGCGGAACGTTCCCGCCCGCCGGCCGCCGGTCGCGGCATCGTAGCGCATCTCGTTGAGGCGGCGGTTCAGCATCTCCGCCTTGATCCGGCTGGCAGCGCGCGCCGCGGCGAGGCCGGGCGCGACGGTCATCAGGGCGCGGTCGAGCCCCGCCATCAGTCGACCCCCCTCGTGACCGTCGGGTAGACCTGTTGCGTAGGCGCGCTCGGGGACAGATCGCTCTCGACCCGGCGGATCAGGTCGGCCATCTCGGACATCGACCGGAATTCCACCCGCTCGTCTCCCTTCTGGACGCTTTTCACGCCCTTCACGTAATTCGCCTTCAGCTCGGCGAGCTGCGCGGCGGTGTATCCGCTCATATCCAGTCGGTCCTCTTGGTGATCCAACCTGTCGCCCGATCGTCGGCCAGGACCGGGGCGGCGGGTTTCGGGATTTCGCCGGCATCGGCCAGCCGGAAGGGGTTGTCGGCACTCATCGCGGCCCAGGCCGGCGGCGCCTCCGCGTTGATGCGGCGCAGGCCCTTGTGCTCGGCCAGCGCCTGCGCCTGCACGGCGAGGTCGAGGCTTTCGTTGCGTTTCATGCCGGGGCGCGGCACCCAGCCTTTCTCGGTCCGCGTCTCGGCGGTAAACTCGACCAGCGGATCGTCTTCCAGCCATTCGGGCAGCGGGAAGGCGCCCTCGGCCGTGCCCGGCTTCAGAAGCGCGGACGCGACAGTGTCCTTCAGCCGGTCGGTCGCGATATTGAGGATGCGGATCCCGCGCCGCCGGCGCGCATTGCCGCGTTCCGGCGCCTCGTGCCATGTCCGGCTGCGCTGGTGCAGCCCGCCATGGCCGCGCGTGACGAACCACAGGTTGCCCTGCCCGGCCTTGCGGCGCGCGCCCCAGAACTTCTCGGCGTTGTCCGAAACGCCCGGCTCGCCTTGGAAATCGACGCCCAGCGCCGCGGGGCGCAACCGCACCCCCTGCCCCTCGACCGGGTATTCCGCGATGGCCAGCGGGTCGAGCACCGCCCAGTCCTCGGCCACCTTCGCGGGGTCCAGCGCGCGGCGAGCATCGCCGGGCGCGCCCTCGGGCGGGGTGGCAAGGTCGAAGCGGTCGACCACGGTGCGCCGACCGTCCAGCCCGAAGGCGTGCACCGCGACCACGAACCGGCCCCGCTGGACGTCGACCGCAGTCACCACGAAGGCGGTCCAGTCCGGGCAGTGGCCGCGCGGCGTCAGGGTCCGGCCCTCGCGCAGCTCTGCCAGCGGGATCGCACCGTCGTCGCCGACCGCGATAGGCAGGTAGGGACGGCCGAGGCCGGTGTAGTAAAACTTGCGCAGGTCGGTCTCGTCGCCCAGTTCTTCCAGGCGCCGGGTCGCGGTAATTTTCTGCGCGACGAGGTCGCTCCAGCTGCGAAAGGCCGCCGCCGCGCCGTCCATCGCGTAGGACGCGATGTCCGTACCCCGGATCGCCACGTCGCCGAGGGCGCAGAGCGTGCCGTCCGATGCCTCGTGGCGCCACCCCCCGCGCCCTTTCAGGATGGCGCGATTGAGCTCCACCTTGTGACGATGATCGATGACCGCGCCGCAATGCGGGCAGACCATCACCGCGCGCTCACCGGCCGTCATCGGATCCAGCGTCTCGTCGAACTCGATATGGTCGAAGCTCGCCTCGAACTCCGTGTGGCAGTCGCGGCACTCCCAGTAGAGGCGGGCGCGCGTGCCGTCGTTGTAGATCGGCACGATCCCTTCCGCGACCGGCGGGTATTCGTGCGGACGGGCCTGCGACCTTGCCCATGTCGGATCGACGATCGGGCGTGCCGGGGTGCTTTCGACGAGCACGGAGCCGCGTGAGCGATAGGTCGTGATCCGGTCCAACGCCATGCCGAACGGCGTGCCTTCGGCGTTGTCGGCCGGGCCGAGGACCAGGTTTTCGAAGTGGTCGTAATCGGTCAGCAGCACCATACGCTTCGAGCGGCTCGACAGCTGGCGCACCGTGGGCCAGCCGATTTCGATTGACATCCCCGCGAAGCGCTTGCGGCCCTTGGCGTCGTCGTCCTTGCCGCGACCCAGCCGCTCGCGGATTGCCGCCGAATTCTGGATCACCGGATCCAGCTTGTCCTCGACCCAGGCGCGCGCATCGCTCTGCGTCATGTGCACGATCATCACGGGCGACGGATCGCAGGTCACGGCGTGCAGCGCGACATTCATCAGGAGCTGCGTCTTGCCCGTCTGCGCCGGACCGATGAAGCAGACCGCCTTGTAGCGGCGCGATTGCGTCACGTCCTGCGGCTCGACCATGTAGGGCACAAGGTCGCGATCGTAGCCCTGTACGCGTCCCGCCATCGGGATGCGGATGTAGCGCTCCGACGCCTCGGTGACGCTGATCCGGCTCGGCGGGTCATACATCGGCAGGGCATCGCGCAGGATGTCCTCCGGCGTGGCATAGGGCGCCAGCGGGCGCATCGCCGCCTCGCGTCCCTGTCCCGTCAGCTGCACCATGGGCTTCTCAGACCGCCTCGGTCTCGGTAGCGTTCGGCCGGATCGGCGTCACCTCGGCAGACACGCCGTCGAGATGTCGCTCGATCTCGAGGCGCAGCTCGGTCAGCAACTGGTCGGCGCGGGTCTGCGCGATCTCGACCTCGCGCGGGGCGAGGCCGAGCTCGGCTTCCAGGAAATCACCGTATCCGACCAGCGCGTCGCGGGTGATGGAGATCATCGACTGCAGCAGGCGCTCGACACGGTGACGACGCACCAGGTCGCCGCGTTGTTCCTCGGCGCGGGCACGCACCAGCTCGGCCTCCGCCCAGGCGCGCACGTCCTGCGGCGTCATTGAGATCTCGTCGGCCTCGGCGTCGTTCAGGAAGGTCATCGCCATCTGCTGCGCCACGTCGGCGGCGCGGCGGCGGGCGCGGTCGTTGCATTCCTTTTGCCACATACGCCAGGCGTAGCAGTGCGACAACTGGAATTCGTAGCTGGTGCCATTGCCGCCCCGGCTCAGCACCGGCATACCGGCCGAAACCCATTTCGAGATCGTCGGCTCGGACACGGCCATCGCCTGCGCAAGCAGGCTGCGGTTCAGGACGGTGTCCTCGATACCGTCGGGCAGCGGATAAGCATCGACACTCAGCGTCTCGCCGTTGTCGAGCTCGATCTGCATCGTTACCGTTTTCCTCACGCAAACAAGAACCTAAAGTTTACCCCCGGAAAAATCCGGCGCGCCCTCAAACACCGGGGCGCGAATAACCCGCGGTCTGGGCTTTGAGGGAAGGACCCGGCGAGGGGTCCGGCAGCATGGTCACGGGGGCGGGTCGGCCGCGGCGCGGCGTCACCGGATATTGGGCAGGGCGCGCGCGAGGGCGCGCTCCACTGCGGCAGGCGCGGCGCGGGCTGCCACGGTCTCGCCGTGCTCTTCCATCGGGAAGCGCTTGCGATAGGTCGGCGCCATTTCACTTAAGTGCAGCATCTTCGTCAACTCTCCCGCCCGCTCGGCATAGACGCCCGGCGACAGGTGACTGTCGGCGTCAGGCACGAAGAACCGCGCGCGCCTCGGGTTGCGCCGACGGCTCGCATCGGTCGTGTTCTGGTTCCGGTCGGTCTGTGCACCGACGCCCGAGAGCAGCCGCTGCAGCGCGCCCGGCGCGATGTTGCCGGCCGCGTTGGTGCGGATCGAGGCGGGCAAAACCGACTGGATCAGTCCTTCGTAAGGCAGGCGCCGCGCCAGCATCTTTTCTATGCGGGTCTGTTTCC